AGTCCTTACCCTTTTCCATGACACCTGAGAAGCTGTCAGCACTTCTTGTGCTAAGCAGCGATGGGTCTAATGGAATGTCAGGCGGGCTTGATAGTTCCGGCACAAAGTCAAAAATCCCTAACGGGTTGTTTACATACCACACTAGAAGGCCAATAAGCTTGGCTGGTCTATGGAAGTATGCTTTGACTGTCTGCCTTACTGCGTTCAATTCGGCATCAGGCTTTGCGAAAAATACGATGTAAAAGGGCTTAACTTCAGACTTCATCTTGTTGGCAAAATCTTCTACCAACTTCATGCAGTCCATTGCCATTTCATCTCGTGTCTCACCTAGCTGCTGTACCATTTATTAACCCATTGTTGCTGAATGATCGTCCATGTATGAGCTGTTGTGCTGTGCATGAATCTTTCTCATGTCAGCTTCAACACCAGCTTTACCTGCTTGACCCCAAGCTTGATCAAATGCTTCACCTTTGAAGTCACCGCAACCATATGTACCTTGAGGGCGTCCGCCTTCTTTGGCTTTCATTGGTCGATCGGTTTCGTTTTTATAGCCTTCGTTTCTCATGTAATACCTACTTTTTTTTCTTACCATAGTGGTGGTGAATCTCTTTCACCTTTTCATGCTGCTTATGCTGATCTGCTTCTATGCCAAGCATTGAAGCTAAACCGCCCATCGCTCCGGATGGTTTACCGCCAGTTGCAATTTGAGGAGCAATCCCCAAAAGGCCGCTTTTGGCTAATTTCTTTAACATACCCATGTTACTTACCTCTTTTGCTGGCTTTACCAGGATTTACAGGATCTGGCCCTTGGCCACCTGCATTGTCCACGGAGCTTTTACCGTGTATAAGTTTGCTGTTCCCTAGAACAGGCTTAGGAAGCTGATCGTTGCCTTTTGCTGGCCCTCGTTTTTTCACTTCGCTTTTTGCCTTTTCTCTACAGGATTTTTGTAGTGCTCGATCATCTGCTTGTTCTGGTAACCAGCAGCAGGAGGATCTCCTTCATATCCATAGGGGTACTCATCCATAGCAACCTGACGGTCTAGTTGGCGTGAATGAGAATCAGCAGGGATGAAGCCCTGATCGTGATAATTGAAGCTCATTAGCGGCCTCGTGGTGCGCCTGGCGCGCCTTTAGGTTTTGGCTGGCTTGGTTGGCCTGGCTTTGGAATAGACATAGAACCTCTTTGGCTTAAGTGTTTACTATACCTAAACGTTAAGGTTTAGAAGAAATAATCGCAAGTACCTTGTTATTAATTCGACATTATAACATTATAGTCCTGATAATGGTCTCTTAAGAGAGTGGCCTCATCGGATGGTCTCCAAACCCATCTACGTAGGTTCGAATCCTACAGAGACCGAATGGCATATAAAGTATGATGTAATTTACAAATGAGGTTGTTAGATGAAAAAGCTAATCTTTATCCTGCTGATGTGTACAAGCTGCACAATAAACACTTCGCCTGGAGAAGGCACTAAAGTTGGCCGTATTGTTAAGCTTGAGAAGGTTGGCCTATTATCTAAGACATGGGAAGGCGAGCTTATAAGGGGTGGTCTATCTGATGGTTCTGGTTCTATGGGAGGCACTTTTTACTTCACGATAGAAGATGACGATAACGTGGCTAGAGCTTTGAATGCGCTGTATAATCAAACGGAAGTGTCTTTATTCTACAAGAGTGAGCTTTTCTCATCCTTCTTTAGGTCAGAAAAGACTCAGCCTCACTTTGTTGTTTGCATACAGGAAAACAAATGAAGTTTCAATTCACTATTACCCAATATATTGAACATGACGCATATGTCACTCAAATTTCAAATGACTCATCATATGATTGTATTATTCAGCTTAGGCCTATTCCTCCTAAGCGAAAATACACCAATATATTGTTGGTAAAAAATGAAACATTCTTAATTCTTGACCAAGCTAAACTAGATTTAAAAGATATTAGCATTACCTTTGAGGCGACATGACTGAATGGACAAAAACAAGCGATGAAATGCCGCCTAAAACAGGTGACTACCTGCTCTTTACAGATGCTGGGAAGATACGTACAGGCTCTCTAAACGAGGTTGGCCTATACGCTGATGACCATAGAGCTTGGCAGGAGAAGATCACGCACTGGGCTGAGATGCCTGAACCACCTGTTGAGCATACTTCAGATGTTCCTCTATAGTAACTTTATCTAGAGGGTCTGGCAAAGCAGCATGAAGCTCCTGTAATCTTAGCCATTTAGGCTTCCATACAGGATTATAAGGATGGTAGAACTGCTCTTCACTGGCCATTAGGAGCTTGTTGTTGACCTTGCATAGGCTGATTCATCATATCCATCATTTGCTGCTGCATGCCTAGCTGGTGAGCTTCTTGAGCTCTTTGTTGCTCGCCTTGAGCATGCTCTATAGTGCCTAGCTCTTTTAACATCTGGATTTTTTGTGTAATACCTGCTAAATCCATGCCTTGGAGCTCTTTTAGAGCCTTAACAAAGTTCAACTCAGCAGCAGTTCTATCAGTCTCTGACTTCTGTATGCGCTCAGCACTCAATGCCTGGTCTAGGCTAATTTTGTTCATTCTTTCCATAGCAAGCCCTTGGTCAGCTTTAGCACGAGCTTCTATGCCCACTGCTTGCATTCTTAGGACTTCTTGTTCTTTCGCTTGCTGTTCAGCCAGAACTTTAGCTTGTTGATCAGCCTGGGCATCAAGAATCTCATTAAGTTCTCGCTTGTCTTGTAGGTTAGACTTTTGGATGATAAGGCTTTCTGGTATATTGAAGCCCATAGCCTTAAGAGCAAGGTATTGGCTAAATTGTGCCTGACGCTGTGTATCGGTAAGGACGCCTTCTTCTACAACTACCCTGTATCTAGCAAAGGCCTGGGAGTAGAACTCAGCTGTAGGCTCTTTACGGGTAATTAGCATGATTTTTTCTGGCGTGTAGTTCTTCTGAATCAGCTTCACAACCTTCTCAGAAAGGATCTTTTGGGTTACTGCGAGCTGGTCAAATATGCCTCTTAAGCTAATTAAACCTGCACTTTGACGCATTTTAGCAAGTATGGCTGCGGTTTCAACTTTTTCATTTTCCGGCATCCCCAACATCTCGGGATTAATACCCAGAATATTTGGAATATCCTTCTCAAAAGCATCCATGAGGGCAAATTGACCCTGTGGGATATCTGGTGCATTTAGTCTCTGGATGTCTTCCATGTTGGCTTCTGGCTTTAAGAAGACTACTTGGCCATTACCTGACTTAAATAGGCTATTTGGGTTAGTAACAGCGCCTGTTTTGGCTATCCAGCCTGAGTTTAGCTGCGCATCTAGGATGTCGACCATCTTAGAGCGTCTTTTGTTTAGTTCTGTCTGAGGATCTCTTACAAAGCGGACAAGACCTTGGAGCTTCCACTGAAAAAGGTCGAATGAGGGGCGAAACTCACCGCCGTAGCAGGGGACGAAGGGATAATCGTCGAGTCCGTATGGGTCTTGTCCATAATAAAGCAGCTCTCCTTCTACAATCACGCCAAGCTCTACTGTTTTCACAGGCTTTTTCATGATCTCAAAGGCTGGATGTATCTGTTTAAGGTACTGTAAACGGTCTCTTGGGCCTTTCCACTCGGTTACTTCGCCAGATTCCATGTCTACAAGCACGTCTTTTACCTTCCAAGTTCTTCTCCAATACTCGGTATAGTTCATCAGCTTTTGTAGACCCCACTGACGTGCAAAAGGAAGGTAAGTAAATTTATCATCGCGAGTGCCATAGCTTAGGCGCGAGATTTCTTCCTCTTTATCAGGTAGCAGTGACATAACTTCGTTACGAGAAAGGTATTTTCTGCGACTAAAAAAAGAACAATCGGATAGGTCAGGTTCATAATAAAAGGGATCCCACATTGCGGAGTTCCACTGGTCTACTTTAAACTTAACATCACCTGAGACAGGATCTTCTCTGTAGTCGATGTATGGGCTTATAAAGCTGATTCCAGCGATAAGGGCGTCTTTAAACGCGTCGTTTTTCTTCTCATACCCACCACCATGCACCATAACGTACTGCAATGCGTCTGTGAGTATATCTGCGGTCTCTTCTGC